TTCTGCCCCAGTTTGGTCTGCGGTGGCTGCGGTTTCAATACCCGAAAGTTTAGTCCTCTCGGTATCAGTCAGTATCTTCGTGGTCGTTCCCTCCACCATATTGTCCATAGCGAAGGTGTCTCCTGCTACCGTCGTGGGGTCATAGGTCGCAGCGGCCATATCTCCCCCCGAAGATGTGGAGATTTCCAATGTTTCATCACCCCCGTCGGTTTGTTCGGTGAGGGTGACATTTGCACCAGCAACGAGCTTGCCGTTAAGAAACCCCGCAGTGGTATCGTTGGAAGAAACCTTGGCTTTCACATCAGCTCCAGCTCCTTGGTTGTCTACATAGGTTTTAATGGCTTTCTGTGATGGTATGCGCCCGTCTTCATTCGCGGCCAAGTTCTCGTCAGTATCTATCTGACTTTTGGCTACATACCTATTCACGGGAAGCCCCATTACTACCTGTTCTTCACTCATAATATTTTATTTCATCGTCTATGTTTTTAAGTTCCGTCTTGATTTCCTCTTTACGCTTTAGAACGGCAACATAATTGTGCACATGATCGAGGGTTCTGATGTGGGGGCTGGAGTTCTTGCGGACTAGTTGTCGGAGTTTCTGAGGCGCATCTCTTTTACCGTCAAAAAATGCGGCGATTTCCCTTAGTTTACTTACGTTTTGTGGACTCATGAGCTCTCCCTGTGATATTTGGAGCGCATCAAAAAGCGCGGAGCCAGTTGCAATGTCGGTCCCAAGCATATCAAATGGATTGTCTACTCGTTCAAGATTTCGTTCCATTGTTTACTTATTATATCCCAATTAAAGCGTTTAGTCCACTCCTTCATCTCGCTTCTCTCCCCTATTGGGGTCTGTAGTTGCTTCACAACAGCATCAACCCACTCTTTCTGTGCTTTCTCGTCCTCCAAACCGAAATGATACTGAAAATCCTTTATCCAGTTGTCTTTTGTTTTCTCGGAATGCACCTTAATCCCGTATGCCACACTCTCTGGCATAGCCCCGAAGTCCGTAGTGATGGGGAGAGCCCCGCATGCCTGCGCCTTTTTCACCGTAATGCAGTCAATCTCCGCAAACTCCGTGGGGTAACCAAGCACATTCGCCTCTAGGTAAAGTTTCGCGGCTTCTTTTTGGGTCACCCTACCCATGTTCTCCACCCCCGCATCCTCCATAGCTTTAATGGTATCGGCTTTCCACTGCATCCGTATAGCATCTTCCTGATGAACGGTATCATAGATACCCCAGCCATATGCCCACTTGCATTTGGCTTGCGGCACGCGTTTTTTTACTTCCCTGAATAGCTTAGGGAGGACATCAAGTGACCTCTCCGGGGAGGATGTGTTCACAATAAGGTATTGGTCTTTTGTTGCCTTTTGGTCGAAGAGTCCGAAATCCATACCGTTCGGGATGACGGCTATCTTTTCATCCGGAATCTTGGGGAATAATGACCGGTGGAAATGCGTTTTGACCATGACCCTATCTATATGTTCCAATCGTTCGTGGGTGAACTCCCCAGTACCAACCACATCATGTAAATCAACGATAACTTTGTCGGCGTTTATTTTATAGTCAGCCGCCTTGGGACTTCTCCATAGGATTACAATATCCTGCTTATCCCGATAGTTCCATGTCCACCACGGTTTATATGTCACACCGTCAAATTTCTGTTCTTTGTGCCCACAGTTATTGTAAACCGTTACGTTCCAGCCCAGCTTAGCCCATTGCTTAGAGAGGTGGATGACGGCCTCCTCAGAGCCACCGAGACCCTTCTCCTTGAGTATTTGGGGGTTCCATTCATGTGTTGTGAGCCCGCAGTAATACACAATATCCCTCCCGGAGCTTTTCTTTTTAACGAAGTTGGTGTTCCGCAAGAGGGAGATGCGCGGGTCTTGTTGTATCTCTGTTGGGAGCTTGTCTAATTCCGCTTTGAGTTTCTGTTTGTTCTTGATGTCTTTGAGTTTCGCGAAGGTTTTGATTGCCTTGTCATAGACTTTCTTTTCCTTCTTCATCTCCTTGATGGTGCGCTTAATCCCCTCATTGTCGGGCTGTATCTTCAGGCAACCCTCTAGGCACGTCAACGCTTGGTCTGGCTGTGAGAGATTGAAGTATGTTTTCGCCAACATCATAAGGGGGTTGAAGTCATAATCTCTTGGATTATATACGATGATTGAGTAGTATGGCGGTCGTTTCACCAACCCCAGAAGGAAGTTGTCGCGCGCCTTCTGAAAGTTCCCCATGTTGTAGTACAAAGAACCTATGTGGTGATAAGCGTCGGGATACTCGGGTTTTATTCCTATTGCATACCGTGCGTTATCTAATGCTTCTACTCCCTTACCCAATACTTCATCAATTGATGATAGCCGAAGTCTGGCAAGATATTTCTCATCGTCTGAGGTGGAGAGTTTAAGAAACTTCTCGAGCGCTTCGCGGGATTCTTCATGTCTACCCGCACCGAAGAGAGAGTTGCCCAGATTCCAATACGAACGCGGGTCGTCTGGTTTCTCCTCCACCCCATGTTGTGCTACATCCACATTCCTTTCCCGGGCTGTCTTTACGCGCTCATCAGTTGTGAGGTGCATGCGCTCTATATCCTTAACAAACATCCTGCGCAAGTTGCGGGTCTCCCGGAAATCCTCATGGAGTTCCCCCGCCCACTCTACACATCCGTTATGTTTTACCACTTGAGACTTCTGGTGGACCACTGTTGGTTGTTTGTATTCATCAAAGTCATACAAATAAAAAAGAGAGAATACGTCCACATTGATGTTCTCCTCGATGGTTTCTTTCAGTTTGTCTAATCCCCTGAATACATCATCCGCGTCAGCCCACAAGATATGGGTGTACTCTTTGGTTACTTGCGAGAAGTTGTAGTTTCGTGCTTTTGAAAAGTCCTTAACCCACTCAAAATAGGATATGTTGGCGTTGTAGAGCCTTGCGAGGTCTATGACTTTCTGTGATGGTTTCTCTCCCTTGGTGTGGGTAATGGTGATGAATATACCGTCCACATGGGGACTGACGTTCTGTAGGCAACGAGCGAAGACGTCCGCTTCTTCATCAACGCCCTTCACTATCATAGCTAATGCCAGTTTTATCATATTTTTTCCGCTAATGTGAACTCCTTATAAGTCTTAGCGAACCAGCGCGAACATTCGATGCTCTTGTACGTAAGCATTTCTTCATCGCTTAGGTTCATCTTTAGGGCAACAAACAACGTCTCCGGTATCTCGAAGAGTGCGCGCTCCATGTGTTCTCCTGAAGAAGACGCATACTGGTCTTTCTGGTTCTTTCTACTCTCGGCTATCTGTGCCACCACCGCTTTGTACTCCTCGGGAAACAGGCGTTTGTATTCGCTTACCGTGCGCTTTATTTTTTCTTTGACTTCATCCATATATAGTTATAGGTCGCCGCCTCAATGCTTGGGGATACCGATTGAGACGAATATCCCCAAGGCGACCTAGTTAAAAACTAGTCCTTGTCGAGACCGGAAGCAAACCAGTTGCTGTCTTGATTGTGCACCTCGAGGGTGAATTTCATGATGTTATCTTCACGTCACCGTGAAGTTCAGACTATACCTTTGCGCCGTAGCGCACCTCCCGTCTAGTCGTTACACTTCTCTATGGCATTTTACACATAATAGTTGCCCGTTGTTTGTGTCCCAAAGCTCGTCGCAACTGAGTGTATCATTCAGTGTTTTTATATTGTTCCTTTTAAGCACTAGCCAAAATGGTATTATGTGATGCGCGTGCATATCCCCTCCCCGTTTATCACATTTTTGGCATACATAGTTGTCTCTTGTGAAGATTGCGGACCTCCAATCCTTATACATTTTACTGTTTCGGACTTGAAAGTTTAATTTCGTAATCCCACCCTGCCAGTTCCAATGGTTCTTTCCTTGGAAGTTCTTGCTGTCTGCCCGGTGCCTGCATTTCCTTGAACAATATTTTGTCTTGTCACTTTCCGATTGTTTTATTGCGTAGTTTGTTCCGCAATACACACATTCTTTAATAACATTTGTTGGTAGGGACTTTTTATAGCATTTCTTGGAACAATACTGTCTTCCTTTATATATGTCCCTGTTACACATTTTGCATATCCCCCCTCCTTTATAGTTGGGGTTTCCACTACCCGACACTGTTTCTGAATGAACTTTCCCAAAACACTTCTGGGAACAATACTTGGTTTTAACGTGGCTTGTTTTGTATTGTGTGCCACAATTTTTACATTTCTTAACCATAGATTTAGCTCGGTATTTTCTCTAAGGAGATTTCCACCGAATTTGAGAGATTTAACGTTGGCAAATCCACTACCAACAATAGCGCGCTTATCATAGTCTCCGCTTCGAGCGAGTCCCGTATCAATGTACGGTCGCTTGAGGAAGGCTACTTTCAGCTTTTCTGGTCGCAATGCCAGTATCCGACCCGTTGCATCCGTTGACTGTTGTACGTAACGATGCGTATGGATACTAAGAGTACCAAACGCTGTTTCATACGTGGTCACGGTGCGCACGATTTTGGTCTGACCACCAGGGTTGTTTACTACGGTGTTGCTCTTCTGGGTAAACCCGTCAGTAGCTTTTCGTAGGAATGAACCCATGAATACGTCAGTCGCCACATCGCCATTTGAATTGTCCCAGTTGTCTTTCATCAAGCCATCAAGGATAGTAGCGTCCCAAACGGTTCCTGAGTTGTGTGCGGTCGTGTTAGTAGATTTACTAATCGCCTCCACAATTCCTGAAAGTTTAGGTGCTGTACCCGATGCTCCTGAAGTAAGTGTGCTGCGGACAAGATCAAACTCTGCGGCATTTCCCCAGTCCATCAAAGCCTTGCTCGTCTGGCGTTCCAGCTCGTTCTGGCCATGATAATGAGAAATATCCTGTTGTGTGCGTGTTACCGCAAACGGTACAGCGACAATTTCCACCAAGTTCGTGAGTCGTGACGGGGTTGAGTTAGCACTCAATGTGTAATCTCCACCTTCTGCGACTGCTTTTGAAGCTGCCGTTCGCAACGTATCCGTTAGATAGCTGTGTACGGTGTTCACTGCCTCACCCTTACCGAGCATGTTGAAGATCTGTGTCTCCTTTGCGGTAAGAATTTCAATCGCGTCCATCACGACGTCCTCCTTTGCGGAAACGTCACCATAGGAACGTAAAATTGCATCTGAAGCCATATTTACATGTCGTATGCTTCAACCACAGCGGCAACGGCGGATTTCTCTGCCGCGTCAAAGTTTCCTTTCTGAGCCGCCTCTTTGGCGTCAGCGATACGATTTCTTGCCTGTCCAATTCTAGGATTAGACTCAAGAACATTCTTAGTCGCCTGCAAATCTTCGTAACCCTTAACCTTATCGAATACAGTCTTGAATTCCTCGGTCGCTACGACTTCGGATGGGTTCGCACCCATTTTCTCAATAACCTTTCGCATCGGTTCGTATTGGGGGTTCTTGGAGTAGAACAATTCCTTGGAGAGGGCTTTGACCTCACCCGACACGGCATCAACTGCCTGTTTTGCGGTGAGCTCTTCGGCTACCTCTTTGCGAATCGCCTCTTCCTTCTTGCCTACATAACTAAAAGTGTCTTTGACGGCTTTCAGTGCGCTGTCATCGTCTTTAAACTCTTTTCCGAGGACATCTGACAGTGTTTGGGCTATTGAACTCCCCTCTTTCGGGGTTACGTTCTCAACAGCTTCGTCACCGTCTGCGGACTCGACGTCCAAGTCCTCAGATAGGGTTTCTGAAGTAATGTTTTCTTCTTCCATTTGATTAAAATGTACTTAATCTTCCTGAAAGGACTCTCTCGACCATAAGAGTCCCGCCTGTGAGGTTGGCGGAACACCTATGTTAATACTTTTTTATAAACTCTTCCGTGTATTCCTGTAAAATGTCCTTATTGCTATCGTACTGTTCAGCCATTCCCTCGATTTCCCGTAGGAAGTTAAGTAGGGTATCAATGACGACAAGCCGCGCTTTAATGTCTATCAGTATTTCCGCTGGGTTTGAGGCGATTTCTACATTCCTGACACTCTGTAAGTCCATGATTTGGTTCAGCATCTTCTTCCGGACAATGCTCCACGCATCACCTTCTACCATGAGCTTAATCTTTTCTCCGTCGCTCAGTATTTCTTTGGTTTCTTTGTCAAGTTCTGCCATACATTATACCACATTCTGTGGTAATGTGTTCGCTTGGGTTACTTGTGATTGAAGTTGTGGTGCTTTAGGTGCTCCCTGTGGTGCTCCCTGTGGTGCTATTTGTGGGGAAACTGCCGGGGCGTCTATGCCCAGAATATCGAGGGTTCTTCGCACCAATGGCTCCCTCATCTCTGGGACGATCTGCATGATGTTAATGAGGTTCTGTACCATCACAGCCGTGTCTAACTCTTCGTTGGTGACAAAGATTTGGGTGTCAATCTGGTTTATAGCTATGTCCTCTAAGAGTTCAACGAATACATCCCCGCGCTGTTTGAGTTCAAACTTAGTATCTTCCATCGCGAGTAAGACCTCCTCCCTTGATGGGACAACACCTTGGCTGTAGAACTCATCAAGTTTCTCTGATGCTTTAAGCGCGATAGCTCTGTCGAGGAAATCTCCGAGCTTTTCTTCACTGCCAGCAATGCGGATTATGTCTCCCACCTTGACTGTTTTGATGATAATGGGCAAGGCGTGCCTGTCTATCCACCTCTGAAGGAACATACCGATAGCTTCGCGGACCATTGTGAACGCACTCTTTGCGTTCCTGTCTTGTAATACCGCGTTGGTTGCTGGTGTAGACCCCGGAAGCCCCTCCCCAGTAACCACGTCGAACGCTGATGTCAGTCTTTCAGCCCAGTCCTTGATATTATCTTCATCTGCGTAGCTTGATTGACTTGCCTCCTGCATGACCATTTGTTCTATGTCATCCAAGTTGTTGACCTTAATAGCGCCCATGGAGCCGAGCCTGCTCATCATTTGCGGAGTAATACCGCTTCCTTTTCGTATCTTGAATAGCCCGAGTTGTGAGACATAGCTTCGGTTGATGCGGATGTTTACGATGGTGTTTATCCAAAGCTGAAGCATGAGCACCTTTTCCGCGATACCCCTTCCATACCACCTGCCGGGAACCTTGGAGTAGCGACACTCCTCATAGGGGCGGAACTCATCCTTACTCTCTCTGATACTATGCAGGGCTGGGTTGTTGTCTACGTTTGATACAACAATGACCCCCTCCACCTGTTCACCGCTTTCTTTGTCTTTTCGCTTGCCGGTAAGGAGATATTTCGGCATCTTTCCCCACCGCTCAAAGACCTCAACCATCTTGGTCTCTCCCGTGTTTGCCATATTGCTTATTCTGTTGTCGTTCTTTGAAAGTCCCGTCTCTCCTTTGACGTCGTCCGTGTTCACCCAGCCGTCCATTGCCTTAACTTCCTCTGGCGTCATAAGTGAGCGTTCAATCACCGCGCCAGTGTCTTGGATGTTGTCGGCCGTGGGGTCGATATAAAAATTCAGGAGGTCTACGGTGGAGCGCTTCACTACCACCTTGCCATTCTCCTTACCCTTCCATGTTTTCCAAACTATCGTTCCGTCAATGGAGAGATTGCGCTCGCTCTCATCCAGTGTCTCCCCAAAGTATTTACGTGATAGATAGTCCTTTACAATTCCTCTAATGAGTTGTGTGGTAGGTACGCCTGAGTCGTTCTTAGACCTGAAGTGAATATCTTTTTGGTCAAGATCAATATTCTTTACTACCGCTTCTACGAGTGATTCAGTGAGGGGAATCCACACCTTTTTCCTGCCGGTTTGGGGGTCTATTGGTTTGTCGAAGATACCGTAATAGTTCTTGCGGCAGGCACGGATAAGGTTGCGCATTTGAAAAGCCACCTTGTCGGTGACAAATGCTTCTGCTTCCTCCCATTGAGATTTTTCTTGTTTTACGAGGGCTATTGCCGCTCGCTGCACATCAGTTAAATTTTGAGCCATACTATGTATGGTGAGGTATGTGATAATTATATAACATTATTGATTTGCAAGCAACTAAATATATCCCGCATCTTGGTATAAGGTGAACTCACCATCATTATTACTTTCGACTGGTTCAGCTACTTGTAATTGATACGCGGTTGCGTCAAGAATATCATCATGCACACCCAGGGGGAAGGAAATCATTTCCTCCTCCAAATCAGCACACGCCCCCTTGATGTGGAAAACCGATTTACTTGCGTATCGTGGTATTAGTCCACGAATGCGAACCTCTTTTGCTGTTTGCTTGTGGTCTAGCTCTATAATGGGGAGAAATTTATTTCTCTTGCGCATCTCGTCGTCTAGAAATGGTTTTAAGGCATCGTAGTAGATAGTCTTTTCTATGCCGATGCGCTCATAACTATTCTTTTCCTGTAGTGTGAAGAGGAGGTCTATGAGTTCCTTTGGGTCTATTTTCATCCGCCATGCCCTAAGATACCAAAAGTTTTCCCGATTAACACGATTATCAGAGAACCCAGTGAAATCAGCGGCGGCCTTTTTAGAAATAGCAGTATCAATGGTCAAAAATCTTCGCATACTCATACTCTCCACATAACTTTCTTCAACGGTTTGTATCCATTCAGATTTTAACTCCTGATTTTCTGAGAGAATCGGTTGTCCTTGGAAGAGTGCGCTCCAATCATAAGGTCCAATAGCCCCCTTAATTTCAGCTAGGGCCTCGGTATTATATTTACTGGCCCACAAAACATCACCAACCTTCCTGGGTGGCTCATCCTTCATGGCCACTGCTGGAAACGAGAGAACTTTAGTGCGTTTTGATAACTCTGGGCTATTTAAAATGCGACCAACTAAATCGTCTTGGTGCCAACGAGTAACAATAATCACCACCACACCCCCAGGCTCTAGTCGTGTGAACGCAGTAGAGGTGAACCATTCCCATACTTTATCACGATAAACCTCTGATTCAGCCTCTTCGCGGTTTTTTATGGGGTCATCAATATCTAATATATTCGCACCACGACCAGTAATTGGCCCACCAACCCCCACAGATGTATACGAACCACCGTGGTTGGTGCGCCACTTACCGCGCGATCGTTCATCTGGTCTTAAGGATACACCGGGGAAAATAGCTTGGAATTCTTCACTCTCAACCTTCTCTCTTGTTTTCGCGCCAAAATCCTGTGCTAAATCTGCTGAATAAGATGCAGTGATAATTTCTTTGTCGGGATTCCTCCCCAAATACCATGCGGGAAAATCAATGGAGGCTTGTTGTGATTTCCCGTGTCGTGGAGGAACCGTGAGCACTAAAACCTTATAATCTCTGTCACCATACTTTTCAATGTGTTCCAACTCACGGGCAATTATTTCATGGTGCCAGTTTGGTTTATACTTTGGGTTGGTCGCAATTTGGAAATCAACCAGGTGATTTTTAGATTGATGAACCACCATCGCCTCCTTTTCCTTTTGCGATACGTTCTGCGATTGTTGCGATTTGTTCGTCATTAAATGTGGAAATTTGTTCACCCTTACTTGTTACATCTGTTTCTTGTTTGTCTGAATATCCATGTTTACCCAATGCTAGTTTTGTTATGTTGGAATTAAATTCATTTTTAAGTCCTTTATTGATAAGAACTTTCTCTTGGGTTGACAAAATACTCTGTAATATGTCAGAAAACTCCTCCTTCTCTTCTTGACGAGCCCAATCATATATTGTCTGACGTGGAAGCCCCAATACAACAGACAGCCCGGCAATACTTGGTATAGCGTCGCCGTGTTGTTCATAGTTCTCTAGGTATTCTCTGGTGTCGACTAAGATTTGCTGATTATATTTTGTTGGTCTTCCTCCTGCCATACTATATTATACCACATCTTAACACTACCGGTGCGTGGGGGTGGGGGATTTGCGGTAATATTCTCTTATAGCTTAGCTGCTTCCCACCAAGAAGTGTGTGTGCGCATTTGTTGCATATCCTAGTGATGTGGTTCTCCCCCTCCAGTACGATGAGTAATGTATCTTCAGCCAACCGTTCGGGTGCGGTTCCCTTATTGCATATCCAACATATGTGTAGGTTTACGGACATATTAGCTATAAGCCAAACCCAGCTTCTTTCGCTCCACCATTTTTTTGCGGTGTTCTCGGTTGCTTTGATATATTCTGTCTAGGTAGTGGTCTTGAGTGATGTCTACTTTTACTTGGAGTTCCCCGGATTGTTTTGTCACCCACGTTTCGTAGGGTTTCTGGTCCGACAATATAAATGGGTTTATGTGCTCTATGTTTGTTTCTTCTGCGATGAATTTCATTTCGTGCTTGAGGAGGCAGAATCCCGTGAGCCTGGCGGGATCTACGGTGTTTATTTGCGCCTCGTACAGTGGGTACGATACGGGAATATTGTTCTCAGCTCGTACTGCGTGGATAAGTTTACAGTAGTCTCTGACTATCTCCATTGTCTCTAGTATGTTCATGATAGTGGTTGCTTAGTATACTCCGCGTGGTAAAGATATTTGATGGCACTCTCGACCGCACCTGTTTGTATCATTTGGATTACAAGGTGTGGTGTCAGGTAGGGTACCTTAAGGGTGCTCAGGCCTTCTCCGAAATGTTCCGTCACATATTTTATGGTCTCGCCGTTGTCTATGTTGGTCAGGATATGCTTAATGTGTTTTTTGAATACCAAGTCGTCCATAAAGATTACGCGGTGTTGTTTTCATGGCAACATTTTTTCTCATTCTTGTCCACAACAGCCGCCTCAGTGGTAAGAAAGATACCCGCCACACCACAAGCATTCTCCAGTGCTATTCTCGTTACCTTCACGGGGTCAAATGTATCGGGGGAAATGTCCAGTGTGCCTCCTGCATTCTCCTGTATTTGGTTATATGGTGCTTTCAGGGCTTCTGTGAGGATGTTCTTGGGGAGTTTCTCGGCGATTTTCTTTAATGCCAGCCCTCCACCAGGGACGATGCCTTCTTCTATTGCCGCTTTTGTGGCGTTGATGGAGTCTTCCACCTTGTCTTTTAAATAACTCCTTTCGGATTCGGATGATGCACCAACCTTTACCACCGCAACGCCGCCAGATAGTTTCGCTATTCGTTTCTTTATCTCTTCCTTGTCGTATTCCGATTCGGGGTTTTTTTCCTTGAGACCGGAGACGTACTTGGTGATATGCTTCCCTTTCCCGCCAATGAGGGTGGTTTTTCCTTTCTCGGAGCGTATCTTGTCTGCTCGCCCAAGATGGTCAATTTCTACTTCCTCCAACTTCCCGATGTCTTTGTTGATAAGCGCTCCCCCCGTCAAGGCAGCAATATCCTCCAGTTTTTCTGTCTTCCCCAAGACCCCGTACTCGATACCCAAAACAGTAAACACGCCGTTCATTTTATTCACAACCATACTCTTGGTGACCTCCTCGCTGTATTTATTCGCCACAATGACGAGTTCTTTAATGTTCTGCTGATTTAGTTTCTGGATAATTGGAAGGATTTGAGTGACGGAATTGATGCTATGGTCGGTTATGAGGATGTATGGATTCTCTAATTCTGCGACGTGCTTCTTGTTGTTCGCCATAAACGGGCTGATATACCCCCCGGAGATTTCCATACCCTCCACAAAGTCAACTTCTATGCCGAAAGTAGACCCTTCTTCGGTGGTTATAACTCCATCTGTGCCCATTTTGTGTACTACGTCGGCAATCTTCTTGCCAAGTATATCCGATTCGATTGAGGCGCTCGCTATTTTTTCTATCTCCTTCTTGGTTTTAATCGGTTTCGCCATTCCAATAAGTTCCTTGATAACCTCTTTGGATGTGGCTTCAATGTCGTTCTTCAGCGCGATGGCATTGGTGGTTTTTATAAAACTCTCACTTTCTTCTTTCACACAATTATGGATGATGGCTTGTGTTAAGACCGTAGAGGTGGTAGTGCCATCTCCCACCAACAGATTGGTCTTATGGGATGCTTCCTTAATAATATCCGCCCCAAGGTTCTCGATCTCGTCTTCCAACACCACCTCTTTGGCTATTGAAACTCCGTCATTGGTGATATGTGGTGGCTGGAATGTTTTACCCAAGACCACATTGCGTCCATTGGGGCCGAGAGTCAGCTTAACAATATCCGATACCTCGTCTACGCCACGCAATAGTGCATCACGGGCTTCTTTATGTTTTAGTATGACCTTCATATAAATATATTTAATTATAACACATTTGTCCGCTCACGTCATGGTTTCCCCCCACGACACGAACGGGAAAATATGCGCCTTTTGATGGGAAGACGCGAAACCCACTCATTGTGTAT